TTATTTGTATTCACGCCCTACCCACAACACCTGGCCAATGACGCGGAATTGGTCCGCTGTGTCCTCTCCCATATCTATATGAATAGGCGCGTAGTCCGGGTTCACGCTCTTAAGCACGACCTGGCCAGGGAGCATGTCCACTCGTTTCAAATAGATGGCGTCCTCAATACCCACGGCGAAGATCGGACCCGGATGCGGGCGCGTCTTGGACTGGTCCAACAACACAATGTCATTATCCATTACCTCGGGCTGCATAGAATCGCCTCGGACGCGCATTAAAACCATATTCGCCGGATTACCCTTGCGCTGAATAAAATCGCGCCGGAAGGCGTATTCTCGCACCATATGGTCGCTAGTTTCCAGACTACCTGTCCCCGCGGAGAGAATAGCCTCTACCATTGGAATCATAATCAAGTCGTCAGGGGAAACCTTGGCGTCTAGATTCCTAGTGGGTTCCTCCGCTGCCCTGCCTTGCATCGAGCCCTTTCCCAGAAGTAACCAGTCGGACGAAATATCGAGTTTTAGACAAATTTTTGAAATCACATCCGCGCCTGGTAAATTTATATCTTTTTCATAGCCACTCATGGAACTTTTGGGGATACCGATGCGGGCGGCGAATGCTTCCTGTGTCTCTGGGCCTCTCACCAATTTAAGGCGCTCGCCAAAGGTGCTCATAGGGTAAAAGTTCCTTGCCCGAACTATTACCCTAACTTTTTCCTCGTATTTGAAAGCAAATACCTGAAAAAGCAAGGAAATAAAATTTCGGACAAATTTAAAGTTTTACCCCGAAATTTTGTTTACAAGAACAATATTTTGGCCTAAAACAAAATTCCGGCGGTTGACATGTTGCCCCACAAGTCAACTTACCAGCCGCCGCAAGCAAAGGTCAACGTCCGCGACTGTGCAAGGTTTGGACAACTCAAGGGACCAACTCATGCGGCAACTCTCCCTCCTCGACGACATAGCCCCGATGGCAGGTGTGATGGCGGAAATACGCGCCGCCATGCGCGCCGTTGCGGGCGCGGCCGAGGGGGAGGGGCGCAAGGCGCTGCCTGACAAAATCAACGCGGTAGCGGCCATGTCCGGCCTCAAGCTCACTGCGGGAAACAGTCGCGCCGTGTCCAAGGATACCCTGGACAAGTGGCTTTCGCCTTCGGATGAATCACATCCCCCATCCATCCAGGCCTTGCTGGCCTTTGTGGTGGCCACGGGCGACCCCGCGCCTTTGCGCGCCATGCTGCGCGCCGTGGGGCTCGACGTGATGACCGACGAGGATCGCCGCTACCGGGACCTGGGCAAGCTGGACGCGGAAATGCGCGCAGCCCGCAAACGCAAGAAGATGCTGGAGGCAGGGTTATGAGCCGGAAAGGCATTGATAGTCCTGCGCTCCGTGCCGCGTGTGGGGCCCGGCGTGCCCGTAACAGATGGCGCATCTATGAAGCGCTGGCAAAGGCGGGGACAAATGGCGCAGCTATAGCCAAGCAACTTGGCCTCACGCGCGCGGGCGTGTGCAAAGTGATTACGGGCAACGGGCACAGCCCCGTCGTATTGGATGCCCTGCGCGAAGCTGGCGTCCCGGAAAAATATCTTTATGACCCGCGCCGGATGACAGCAAAAGAAGTGGCGTAAAATGAGAGAAGCATACACCACTCGAGAAGTAGCTGACATGCTTGACGTGTCTGTGAAAAACGCACTGAAGCGCGCCCAGCGCGAGGGCTGGAACTCCCGCGCCCGCGTGGGAAAGGGCGGGGGCCATGAGTGGATTGTGTCCTCCATGCCCGAGCCTACGCGCCTGGCCATTGCCGCCAAGGTGTGCGCCTCCACAACGTCGCTGGCGGTAACTCATCCCGCCGCCAGCATGGCCGCCCCCGTGTCTGGTCCCGCCCATGCGCGCCACGGTGCGCCGGGCGGTGCGGGGGCGGCCGCCTCTCTCACCACGCTCTCGGGCTCTGCCAAGCGGCGCGCGGACGCGCGCATCGAGGCCACGCTGGCCGCACGCACCTTTGCGGCCAACTCCGGCCTACCCTACACGGTGGCGCTCTCCACCTTTGCCCGGCGCTACAACGCCGGGGAAATTGTGCTTTCCGAGGCCACGCGGGCCGAGCTCCCGGCGCTCAATATGAGCTCCCTGCGCCGCTGGGATAGTGACGCCAAGGCCGAGGGCGTGGCCGTGCTGGGCGGCAAGTATGGCCGCAAAACGCTGGGCACGGGCTGCATCGACAGGCAGGACCTGGTCGTAAACACTATTTTGGGCATGGTGCGCCAGTATCCCAATGCCAGCGCGACCGTTATACGCCAGCGCATTGAGGCCCTTGCCCACAAGGGCATCGACGTAGAGGTGCCGTCACTGCGGCGGCTGCAATCGTGGATAGCCAACTGGAAAGCCACGCACCGCTCCCTGCTGGCCTATATCACAGCGCCGGACAAGTGGCGCGGAAGCTACCAGTCCGCAACGGGCGTCGCCTATGAAGCGCTTACCGAATATAACGAGCGCTGGGAATACGACGGCACGCCCGCGGACCTGATGCTCAAGGACGGCAAGCGCTACACCATTGTGGGCATCATCAACTGCTACAGCCGCGAGGTAAAGTTTGAGGTGGCCGAGCGCTCCACCGGGCGCACCGTGGCGAACCTCACGCGGCGCTGCATCCTTGACTGGGGCGTGCCCCGCGTGGCCGTTACCGACAACGGCAAAGAATTTGTGAGCAACACCATGCAGGGGCTTTTCTTGGACCTCGGCATCATCCCGGACGTGTTGCCACCTTTCCAGCCCTGCTTGAAACCCGCCATTGAGCGCGTTTTCCGCACCTTTAGCCACCACCTGCTGCCCATTTGCCCCTGTTACCTCGGCCACAATGTGGCCACGCGCCAGCAAATCCGGGAACGCGAGACCTTTGCCAAGCGCCTCATGTCCTCCACGGCGGACCAGTTGACGATGGCGATCACGCCCGAGGAGTTGCAGGAATTTTGCGATGCCTGGGCGGATGACGTGTACCGCCATACGCCCCACAGCGGCTTCCGAGGCGCACTCCGGGGTCTAACTCCCTGGCAGGTGCGCCAGTCATGGACGGGGGAAGTGCGCCGCCTCACAGGCGAGCAGGAGCGCGCCCTGGACGTGCTGCTCATGGACTCGGGCTGGCGCGAGATCACCAAGAAGGGCATCCGCCTGGACGGTATGCGCTACGACGCCGCCGCGCTGGGCCCGCATGTGGGCGAGCGCGCGCAGGTGCGCGTGGACCCCACTGACAGGACGCGCGCGTGGATTTTTGACGAGAACGGCGACTTTTTGGGCGTGGCTAACGAGGTCTCCGGCCTCGCCCTTGAAGAGCGGATGCAGCTTGCGAAAGAAAAACGCCGCAAGCAAATGGCGGCCATAACCAGCGCGCGCAAGGTGCTCGATGCGGCGGCCCAGGAGACTGACGCCGAACACGCCGCGGCTGACATCATGGCCATGTACAAGGACCGCGCACGCGCCATTGAGGCCGCGGCCGGCCCGGCCGCCCCGGAAGTGGTGGAGCACGAAAGCGAGGCCCTGGAAGCTGCTGCGCAGGCGGTGCACGCCGTGGAAGAGCCCGCAAGCCTGGGCACGGGTGTTGACGTGGCGGCCGCCCTGGAAATTGCCCGCGCCAGCTTGGCGCAGGCCGAGGCCACCAACTGGCTCCCCGAGCACCCGCAAGAAAAGTATGCCCTCTGGAAGCGCCTCAAGGCGCGCCAGGCTGCGGGCGAAAGCCTCACCGCTGAACAGGTGGAGTGGCTACAAATTTATACGGAATCTAACGAATTTCGGGGCTTTGCCCTAATCGACCCGGAACAGGTCCGGGCCGTGAACGAATAAAACGCGGGGCGCGCCGCACTACCAACGCACCCCGCCAAAAACAGGAGGACTCCACTATGGCAGAGGCGAAAAAAACTGTCAACCTTGGCGGCAAAGCACCGCTGGCAAACGTGGCCCTGACTATCTCGGCCCTTTCCGGGGCCATGAAGCGCCCGGCCCACCTGCCCGGCATTGTGGTGTTGTACGGGCCGTCCGGGCTCGGCAAGAGCACGGCGGCCGCCGTGGCGGCCATGCAGCTCCAGGCCTACTACGTCCAAGCCAAAAGCAGTTGGACGCGCAAGGCCGTTTACCAGGCCATCCTCAAGGTCATGGGCATCGTGCCCGCCAAGACAATCTATGACATGGAGGAGCAGGTCGCTGGCCAGCTTGCGGCCAGCGGGCGCCCGCTGATCGTGGACGAGTGCGACCACCTTGTCGCCAAGTCGTCCATTGAAATCGTGCGGGACATCTACGAGGCGTCCGGCGCGGCCATCCTGCTCATAGGCGAGGAGCACCTGCCCGCGGGGCTGGCCCGCTGGGAGCGCATCCACAACCGCGTCCTTGAGTGGATACCCGCGCAATACGCCACAATGGACGACGCCAAGGCCCTGCGCGCTCTCTACTGCGACAAGGTGGCAATCGAGGACGACCTGCTCGCGCAGATCCATGCGGTGAGCAAGGGCGTGGCGCGGCGCATTTGCGTCAACCTTGAGCGCGCGCAGCAGGCGGCCCTCGGGCTTGGCAAAAAGTCCATCAACCTCGCCGAATGGGGCAAGCGGCCCCTGTACACGGGCGAGGCCCCGGTGCGGGGGCGGGCGTGAGCGGTCAGCGCAAGGCCCCCACTCTTACCCCGGCGGGCGTCCTCTCCACCAGGGAAAAACTCTGGCGCGCCATGCGCGAGTTAAAGAGCTTTCGCGTGCCGGACTTGGCACAAGAAGCGGGCATCGACCTGTCCACCTATTGCGTCCGGGACTACCTGCTGGGGCTTTGCAAGGCGGGCATCGTCGAGGTGTTGGAGCGCCCAAAATATCCCGGAGCTTTTGCCCTGTATGGGCTGCGCCTGGACGTGGGCGTGGACGCCCCGCGCGTGCGCAGGGACGGCAGCCTTGTCGCCGAGCCCGTGCAGCAAAGTATGTGGCGGGCCATGAAGGTGCTCCGGGAGTTTACGGCGCAGGACCTCGTCGCCAGCGCGCAGCTTGCCGGGCTCGATCTGCGCCTAAAGACTGCCGTGCACTATTGCTACTGGCTTGCGCGCGGTGGCTACCTCAAGGCCCCTAAGCGGCGCGGCGAGCCGTACCGCCTTGTCAAGGATACGGGGCCCCGAGCCCCGCAGGTGTTGCAGCTAAAGCAGCTCTACGACACCAACACGGGCGAAATAGCTACCGGGCAGACATTGCAGGAGGCCATTGACGCCGCCGAGGGCGCGGCATGAGGGCCGGGGGCGCTGTCAAGCGCGCCAAGGCCGCCTGGGGCGCGGCAGTCCCGGACTGGATATTGCGCCTGGCCCAGGCCTGCGATGCCCGAAGCGTGCGCCAAGTGGCCGTGAGCATCAAGGTAAGCCCGGCCCTGGTCTCGCGGGTGATTAACGCCCGCTACCACGCCAGCCTGGACTTTTTGGCAGGGCGCGTGCGGGCGATGCTCATGGCCGAGATCGTGGCCTGCCCCGCCCTGGGCATGATCAGCGCGGCCGAATGTCAGGAACAGCAGGGCAAGCCCTTTGTGAGCGCGTCGCCCCTGGCCGTGAGTGTTTACCGGGCGTGCCGTAACGGCTGCCGCCACTACAACCCACAAAAACAGGAGAGAAAAAACCATGCTGCATGAGAAAATCCGCAACATCAGCGCCCAGCTTGGCGAACTGGCCGGGCGGCTCCAGGAAGAGGACTACGAGGTCATCAGGATGGCGCGCATCAACCTTTCGGCGCTGGCCGATTGCGTGGGCACGCTTGAGGCGCACTTTTGCCCGCCGCAGGACGCGGCCGAGGAGGCGTAGGGAATGGCACGGCGAATTGTGAACGCCTATGTGGTGGCGGACATAAATGGCGCCACAGAGGCCGTGGCGGAAATGGCCGGGATCGACCGCGAGCTGACCCTTATTGAAGTCGAGCTCAAGGAAAAAATCGACCAGGCAAAGGCCTGCGCCGCCCAGAAGGCCGCGGGCCTGCCGGACCGCTACAAGGAACTGGAAAAAGCCGTCTGCACCTGGGCCAAGCTGCGCAAGGACGAACTCTTTGCGGACAGCAAAACGCTGGACCTGGGGGCCGGGAAGATTGGCTTCCGCGTCTCGATGCCGTCCATTGTCCAGCAGAGCGGCGTCACGGTGGAGGGCTCGCTTGCGCGCCTGCGCGAGCTGGGCTTTGCCGAGGGCATAATGGTCAAGGAAAGCCTTGCCAAGGCCGTGTTGCTCGGCTGGCCGGAAGAGCGGCTTGCGCTGGTGGGCCTGCGCAAGAAGCAGACGGACGACTTTTTTGTGGACATCCCGCGCGAGACCGTGCCGGAGGGGGCGTAACATGAACGTCCAATGCGACAATGTGGCCTTTTTGCACAAAGATGTTGTCATCATGGTGCAATATACCAGTAGTGGTTTTTGGGCCATACAGTCCGCGTATGATGACTGGATGCGACCGTATTGCAGCGCGCTGGATAAAAAGCTCCATGCCGCAGTCGCAGCGGCATTAGATGAAGCTGTGAAAGAGGTGGAGTGCCGACACGCCACTAAGGGGGACGAACAATGACCAAGGCGGGACTTGTGGATAAGCTGACTCATGCTGCCCGTTGCGGGCGCTATGACAGGAACGTCACCAAGGCCGATACCGAGGCTTTTCTGGGCGCGCTGACCGAGACGGTGACGGATGCCCTTACCAGGGGCGAGTCCGTACCGCTGGCAGGGGGAAAGCTCGAGGCCAAGCAGCGCCCCGCGCGCACCGGGCGCAACCCGCGCACGGGCGATCCCGTGGAAATCCCGGCCTGCGTGGTGGTGCGCTTTGTGGCCGGGAAGGAACTCAAGGAAGCGCTCAACGGAGACCGGGCATGAAGGTCGTGCGAACCGAGGAACAGATCGCCCGCGTGGAGGAGTGGGCGGGCCGGAATCTTGGCGACAGGGCGCGCTACGATAACCCCTGCTACGAGCAGGGCGTCATCGACACACTGGAATGGCTTAGGAATGAAACCGAGTATGCCCCGGACCTCGTGGAGGATGGCATCGTAAAGGAGGCATAGGGAAAGCGAAACAGCCCGCCCGGTCCAAGGGCGGCGCTGTCGCCCGGCGGTGGCGCGCCGGGCCTGACGAGCAGCCGAGGCAAAACGATGAAACCCTTAGTTCGCGCCTTTGTGATTATCAACTGCGCCCGTTACGCGGTGGTCGCACTTACGATGTTCGCCGCGTGGCAGTTGGACTCCGGGGGATTTTTGTTTGCCGCCGTGGCGATCGCGCTCTTCGGGGGCAGCAGCTACAGCAGCCGCCCGGATGTCTGCCCAAAATGCGGCCACATCATCAAGGAAGAAGGCGAGGAAGAATAATGGCCGGACATCCGCAACGCTTTATTCTGCGCCGTAGTCAGGCGGACGCCTGGTTTATCAAGGACCAGAAAGACGACAGCCTGGTGTGCATTGTCCAAAAGGGCAAGCGCCCCCTGGAGAAAACCGAGGCAATGGTCAAGGTCATGCTGGCGGCGCTCAATGCGGCGGGCGCGCCCAGGAAGCAGGCGCAGGAGGGCTAGTCATGGAGTGGCGGGACGTGCCCGGCTATCCGGGCTATCAGGTCAACGCGCGCGGCGTGCTGCGCAAGGCCTCGGGCTATGTGCTGTGCAGGCAGGGCAAGCGCTACTGCCTCTCCTGCGGGGGCGGCAAGGCGCGCCTGACGCCGCAGGAGCTGATTGCCCTGGCATGGCCGCCGGAAGGTGAGCTTTCGGCCCCGGTGCCGCCTGCGCCCGCGCCCGCCCCCGTGGTCCCCGCGCCTGTGGAAAAGCCCCGCAAAGTCGTCCCCGAGGGCTTTGTGCCCGTGCCGGGCCATCCCGGCTACCACATCAACCGCGAGGGCATTGGCCTGGGCAGGCGCGGGCAGCCGCTCAAGGTCCACAGGCCCGAGGGACCTGCGGGCGGGAGTTATGTGGTAGGGCGCACCGCTGTGTCGGTTGCGCGCCTCCTGGAACTCGCCTTCGGGCCCGGCGCGGCCGTTGCCGCAGGCTTTCCCGCGCCTAAACCTGTGGACGCCAAGCGCAAGGCCCGCACAGGCGTCCGCAATTTTGGCACTGGCGCCTCGCGCCACTGCCATGACTGCGGGCGGCCCACCAATAACTACCGCTGCCCGGAGTGCTGGGCGCGCCTGCGCGGGAGCGCCGCAGACGTGGAGGAAAGCGAATGGAACGCCCTGTGAGACAGGACAAGCGCCGCTTTCTGGCCTCCTGCCTGCTGCGCCTAGGCGGCGACGCCGTGCGCGTACAGCTTTCCCCGGCCGAAATCTACGACGGCCCGGAAGGCGCGTGGCGCGTGCGCGTAAACAGGCGATGGCATGATGGTGTTGACGGCAAGCCGCTTTTCGTGGACCGCGCCGGGCTGGCCGATTTTTTGGCCGCATTGCTGGCCGCTGGCACGGTGGAGCCGCCGCCCGGCCCTGCGCTGTGCGAGGACATGAGCGTCATGCTGCGCCGCCCGGACGCGGGAGAATTTGAGGCGGACGAATTTGTGCAGGGCTGGGTTTTTGCCGCGCCCATATTGGCCCATGACGGCCACTGGTATGTCGCGGTTAGCGGGGGCGGGCGGCACTGGTACGCCCGCTGCGAGGACGTGCGCCCCCTGCCCGCCAAGTACCAGCCCGGCCCTATCCGCAGGTGGATGATCCGTAACCAGGAGGCGTAGCCATGTGCGCCCGCGTGATCCATTTTTCTCGGCCCCAGGAGCCGCAAGCCCCTGCGGCACCGGTAGCGCCTAAGCGCCCGGCTCCGCGGGCCCGCAAGCGCGGGACCGTAACGGAGGAAATGCGCAAGAGCCTGCTCGCCAAAATCCACGTTGCGAAAAAGCAACTGGGCCTGACTGACGACGAGTACCGCGCCATGCTCGAGGGGAATTTTGGCGTAACTTCCGCCGCGCACCTGGACGGCGCAGGCCTGCAACGCATGATATTCGAGATGCAGGCCTACGGTTTCCAGCCCCGCCGTGGACATGCCCGCCGCGGGGAAAGCCGGAAGCGCGCCGTGCCCGCAACGCTTGCCAGGGACGACTCGGGCCTGGGGCGCAAAAAGCTCATGCAGAAGATTGAGGCCCAGCTTGCCGAAAAGGGACGCGAGGAAGGAACCGACGTGCCCTGGGCCTATGCCGTGGGCATCCTGCAAAAGCAGTCCGGCGGCGTGACGCGCTGCCTTGAGCACGCCACGCCCGAGCAGTTGCGCGGCGTTATTGCGGCCCTCGCCAGAGACGCCAAGCGCCACGGCAGGAGAATCAACTAATGGGCGCGACCTGGATAAGCTGGGCCGAGCTGGCAGGCCTGATTGGCAATGACGCAACGCAGGCCCTGTGCAGCACTCTGGGCGGTGTGTCCCTCTATGTGCCCATGCAGGCGGATGCAAGCGGGGACCTGGCCCGCATCATCGGCGTCCCGGCTCTGCGCAAGCTGGTGGAAGTCTATGGCGGCGACATGATTGCAGTCCCTAACCGCCGCAAAGAGGGCCCGCGCAAGGGGAAAATCCTGGACATGCTGGACCGGGGCATGGCCGCGCGCGATATTGCCCTCTCCCTTGACGTGACTCAACGCTATGTGGAATATCTGGCCAAGTCAGCACGGCCCGGCGCCCGCCAGGGCAGCCTGCTGGATATGTGATTCGTCCCCATTCGCCCCCCGAACTGTTTCGGGGGGGCGGCCAGCGAGCCTCCTGCGCTATATCAGCGCAGGAGGCTTTGCTTATGAACCTGCTCAAAAAATTGTTTGCCACGTTGCGGCCGCTCTACGACTTCCGGGCCCTCTTGCTCCTGTGCGTGGCGTTTGCCCTGGGCCTGTTTACGGACCCCGCGGCCACGCTGGGGCTTGCGGGCTACCTGGCATACGTCATCGGCATGGCCGGGGCGGCCCAGATGCTCGCCATGATCCTCATGCCCTATCTGCACCTTTCCCGCCATGTCCACGCGGCCCTGGAAAAGGGCAACGTGGCCGCCGCCCTGGTGGTGCTGGCGCGGGTGATCCTTGTGCTGGGCCTGCTCATTACCATCATGGCCTGGGGCAAATAATGTCCTCGGCGCTCATGGCCCTGCCGCTCCTGGCGCAGCTCTACCTGCCCATGCTCTACGAGGAGCACCTGGCCTATACGCCGGACTTTTACGACCCGGCCATCTATGCCGGGCAGGTGGAGCAGGAGACCTGCTACGGCCTCAAGGATAAGCGCTGCTGGAACCCGGCAACGGAGCTCAAAACCTCGCGGGAGTATGGCTTTGGGCTGGGGCAGATAACCATTGCCTACGACCGCGCGGGCAAGGTGCGCTTTGACAATTTTAAGGACGTGCAGCGCCTCCATGCCAGCCTGAAAAGATGGCGCTGGGAAGAGCGCTACGACCCGCGCCTGCAACTGCGCGCGCTGGTCCTCAAAAATCGCCAAGCCTGGAACGCCCTCAAGGGCTGCACAACTGACGAGGACCGCGCGGCCATGATGCTTGCGGCCTACAACGGTGGACTTGGCGGCGTGTTGCAGGACCGCGCCCTGTGCGGCCGCGTCAAGGGCTGCGACCAAGGCCGCTGGGCCGGACATGTGGAAGCGCACAGCACGAAGTCGCGCAAGGGCATGGGCAAGGCCTACGCGGACAAGTCCCCTTACGCCATTAATCGGGCCTACGTCCGCAACGTCATGGGCGAGCGGCGCGAGCGCTACCGCCCGGCACTGGCCGAGCTTGCGGCAAAGCCGGCGCGCCCGTGAGAAGCGTGCTCCTCTACTTGCTGCTCGCCGCGATCCTTGCGGCGACGGTGGCCATTATGCACTTGCGCGCCAGCACAGCCTCGGCCAACGCCGCCCTGTTGGAAGCAGAAGCCCTGCAACTGCGCGTGGAGGTAGCCCGCTGGCAAACGGCCTATGCCCAGGCAAAGGCCGGACAGGACGCCCTCGCCGCCCAGGCGCAGGCCTGCCTTGACCGGGAGACCGCCGCCCGCGCGGACGCCCAGGAGTGGCGGCAAATTTTGCAAGACATGACCCTCCGCGCCCTAAGCGAGGAGGAAGCCAAGGGAGTGCCGGACGATGCCACGCGCCGCGCGTTGCTTGATGCTCTTGACCGCCCTTTGTAGCGCGTGCGCGCCCGCGCCCGTCCCGAGCGAGCCCGTGGCCGCCCCGGTCATTGTGTGGCCTGCGCGGTGCGCGCGGCCAGCCGCCCCGGACCTGCCCCGGCTCTCCGGGCTCTCCCTGCTGGAAAGCCCGCAGGGCTATGCCCTGCTTAAACAACGGGACCGCATCATGCGCGACTACATTGCCGGGCTCTCCGATGCCCTGGACTGTTACGAGGCGCAACTGCCGCAAGCCGGGGCACCCGCCCAGGGAGGGGAATAATGGAACATATGGCCTCCTTGCTGTGGCACTACCTGCCCGGCATCATCCAATTCGTGGCCACGGGCGCGTGCCTGTGGCTTTGGTGGTCCATCAAGAAGGTGTTTGTCACGCGGGCTGATTGCGAGACCTGCCGCAAAACCGCCAATGCGGGCCTTGAGGCGCGCCTGGAAGCCGTGGAGAAGCGGCAGCACGCGCGCGCCACGACGTTGCAGGCCCTCAACGGCAAGCTGGACGACCTGCCGACATCGGACGAGCTCAAGGACATCACGGTCAGCGTCAAGGAGCTTGAGGGGGACCTGAAGGCCCTGCGCGCGCAGATCGACGGCTTTGAGCATATGATCGCTCGCCTGGAACGCGCCGTGGACCTGTTCCAGGAAACGCATATGCGCTAGGGGGCCCGGAAATGTCTCATAATGCCGAATTTCAGGCGCGTCTAGCGGAAGATCGCCGCCTGGTCATCCTGCGTTTTTTGGCCGAGGAGGCGGACGGCCGCATGAGTGCCAGCGTCATGCAGGACGCCCTGGAACTCATGGCGCACCACGTCCCGCGGGCCCAGGTCATGGTGGACGCGGGATACCTTGAGGAGCGCGGGCTGCTGCTGGTGGAATATGTGGGCACTGTGCCCATTTTCCGCGTCACGGCTCGCGGCGTGGAGGTGGCCAGGGGCCTTGTGACCGTGCCGGGCGTCAAGCGCCCCCGGCTGGGGGACTAGCCTATGGGCCGCAAAAGCACCGTGACGCGCCTGCCCCTTTCCCTGCGCAGTCAGATCGACAAGGCCCTGGCCCAGGGCCGCATGACGCTGGACGAGCTCCACGCCTTTGTGGCCGCAAAATGCGCGGCCGAAGGCGAGGCCCCGCCCAGCCGCACGGCCCTGTGGCGCTACTCGAGCAACTTTGAGGCGGCCGCAAAAGTCATGCGCGAGAACCGGGACATGGCCCGCGCCTTGGCGCAAGAGCTTGGCGCGGAAAGCGTGGAAAGCGAGCAGGGGCGCCTTTTGGTGGAAATGCTGCGCGGCATTTGCTACCGCGCCATCCAGGACCGCATGGGCAACCCTGACGCCAAGGTGGACGCCGCGGAAATCGACCGCCTGGCGCGCAGCTTTAAAAATCTCTCTCAGGCCATGACCCTTGAAGCGGACTTCGCCAGGCGCATCCGCGAAGAGGCAAAGCGCGAGGCAAGCGAGCAAATCCGCGCGCGCGTGCGCGAGCTGGGCAGCGCGGCCTCCATAAAAGAGCTTTCCGACGAGGACCTGGCCCGAAAGCTGGCCGAACTGACGGTGGAAGTGCCCCATGCCAGCGCGTAAACGCGCAGAAGCCATCGAGTGTTTACAGCGCGAGCAGGAGCGGCGCGCCCTCAAGGCCGAGCAGGCGCGGCGGCATATGGCCGCTTTTGTGTCCTACATCATGCCGGACTACATCCATAGCGACTTTTCCCGCGCCGTGTGCGCCGCCCTCGATGATTTTCTGGAGGGCGTGCTTGCCGGACGCCGCCCCGTCAAGCTGTTTCAGGCCCCGCCCCAGCACGGGAAATCCCAGCTTGTCTCCCGTATGTTCCCGCCCTTCGCCTTTGGCCGCAACCCGGACCTGCGCATCGCCGCGTGCAGCTATGGCGCGGACCTCGCCAGGGACATGAACCGGGACGTGCAGCGCATTATGATGTCGGAGGAATATGCGGCCCTGTTCCCCGAGGCCAGCCTGAACCCTAAGCGCGTGGTGACCTTGGAGGGCCTGGCGCTCCGTAACTCGGACCGCTTTGATATAGTGGGGCGGCGCGGCTACTACATATGCGCGGGCGTGGGCGGCGCGTTGACGGGCAAGAGCGTCGATATAGGCATCATCGACGACCCGATTAAAAATGAAGAGGAAGCCCGCTCGGCCACGGTCAAGCGCACCATCGAGGGCTGGTACAATACGGTTTTTCTGACGCGCCTGTCCCGGCGTTCCGGGCAGATCATCATGGCCACAAGCTGGGCCGTGGACGACCTCATCGGCACGGTGAGCAAAAAAAACAGCCGCGCCGAGCACCTGAAGTTTCCGGCCCTGGACGACCAGGGCCGCGCCCTGGTCCCGGAACTGCACCCGGTGGAGAAGCTGCTGGAAACCAGGGCAACGCTGTCGCCCACGCAATGGTCCGCCCTGTACCAGCAAAGCCCAGTGGCGGACGGCGGCAACATTTTCGACGAGGCCTGGTTCAGAACGTGGCGGCGCGGCGACCTGCCGGAGCGCTTTGATGAGGTCATCCAGTCCTGGGATATGACCTTCAAGGATACGGACGGCAGCGACTTTGTGGTGGGGCAGTTGTGGGCCCGCGCGGGCGTCAGCTACTACCTTTTGGAGCAGCACCGGGCGCGCATGGGCTTTACGGCCAGCAAGGCCGCGGTGCTGGCCATGTGCGTGCGGCATCCCGAGACATCGGCCGTGCTTATTGAGGACAAGGCCAACGGCCCGGCCGTGCTGGACGCCCTGCGCGACGACGTACCCGGCCTTGTGCCCATTGAACCGGACGGCAGCAAGATTGCGCGCGCCTATGCCGTGACGGCGCTCTTTGCCGGGGGCAATGTGTATTTGCCCGCGGCCGCGCCCTGGTTAGACGAGTACAAAGAGGAGCTAGTGGCCTTCCCCGCGGGGGCTCACGATGACCAAGTGGACGCCACGAGCCAGGCCTTGCGCTATCTCAAGAGCCACGGCTTGAGCGTTTGGGAGAAACTGGCCGATGATTAGACGCAAGACAAGGCCCGCGCAGCGCAGCCTGCGCCTGCGGGACGGCTTTAGCAATTTCGTGGCCCGCCTGGGCCTTTCCGAGGACAATACGCTGGCGCATAGCGGCTACCAGCCGGGGGGCTACCTCACACGCGACCGCCTGCAACTTGAGGACATGTACCGCACAAGCTGGCTCGTGGGCCGCATGGTCAACGTGGTGGCCGAGGACATGGTGCGCGGGGGCATTGACATCCAGGCGCAGTGGGACGTGGGCAAAACGGACGAGCTGTGGCAGGCCTACCGCCGCCTGGGCTGCCCCGGCCGCCTCTCCGATGCCATCAAGTGGGCGCGGCTCTACGGCGGGGCGCTGGCCGTGCTGCTCATTGACGGCGACGACCTGGGCGAGCCCCTGGACATTGCGGCCATTGGCAAGGGCAGTTTCCGAGGCCTGCATGTGCTGGACCGCTGGCAACTGTCCCCCAGTACCGCGTTGATTACCGAGCTGGGCCCGCTGCTGGGCTATCCCGAGTTTTACACGGTCAACAGCGGTGAGGGCATGGACAGGCAGCGGATACACCACAGCCGCGTCCTGCGCTTTATTGGTGTGGAGCTGCCGTGGCAGCAACGGCGTACAGAGCAGCACTGGGGCGCGAGCGTGGTGGAGCAGGCCTACGACCGCCTGCTGGCCTATGACAGCGCCACGCAAGGCAGCGCCAACCTGCTGTACAAGTCCTTTCTGCGCGTCATTGGCGTGGAGGGCCTGCGGGCTATCCTGGCCACGGGCGGCCGCGCGGAAACGGCCCTTGTCAAGCAATTTGAGATGATCCGGCAGATGCAATCCAATGAGGGCATCACGCTGCTGGACAAAAACGACACGTTTTACACCACGGGCTACACTTTCGCGGGCATGTACGATGCTTTGCAGGCCTTCGCCGAGCAGATCGCGGGCGCGACGGGTATCCCCCTGGTACGCCTTTTGGGGCAAAGCCCCAAGGGCTTTAGCAGCGGCGAGTCGGACTTGCGCACCTATTACGACACAATAGCGACATTGCAGGATGACGACCTGCGCCCAGCCCTGGACGTGGTGTTTGCGGTGCTCGCGCGCCACCTGTGGGGCGAGGCGTTGCCGGACGGCTTTACGTTTACGTTTGACAGCCTCATGCAACCTTCTGAAGTGGACAAGGCGCAGATCGCCACGGCGGACGCGCAGGCCGTTGCGGCCCTGATGCAGGCGGGCATCATCAAGGAGCCCCTGGCTCTTGCCGCCCTGCGCGACTCCTCCCGCCTCACGGGCCGTTTTGCCGGTATTACCGACGCGGACATCGAGGCCGCGGAAAAGGCCGAGAGCGCCCCTGCCGTTCCCCCGCTGGGCCCCGGCCTTGACGCGCTGGCCACAGCGGCGGGCTACGACCTGCCATGACAATGCCCTGGCAAGTCCCGGCATGGCCCGGCCTTGTGTGGACCTGGGCGGACGCTGCCAAGGCCGCGCAAGGCAGGTTCAAGCCCTCGCGCGGGGCCGAGCGTGCCTACGCGCGCGCCCTGCGAAACCTGGCGGACAAGATCGCGGGGGTGCTCGCCACGCACACCCCCGGGGACGCCGAGGAAATCCTGCGCGACTACGCCGAGACCATTGGCCCCTGGGCGCAACAGGCTGCCGCCAACATGGTGCTGGGCATAGAGCGCGACAACGCGGACAAGTTTGCGCGCCTGGCGCACCGCATGGGCTATGACATACGGACGTTTCTGGGGGGCGACGCCGTGGGGCAGGTGGTAGCCGCGCGCATTGAGGAAAATGCGCGCCTCATCAAGTCTCTGGTGCTGGACTCGGCGCTCCGAGCTGGCGAGCTGGCCCACGAGAGCCTCATCACGGGTATGCGCGCCGAGGACATGGCCGAGGAGATTTATGGCCTCAACGGCGTCACCAAGGCGCGCGCGAAGGTCATAGCAGTAACGGAGGTCAGCAAGGCGGCCACGGCCCTGACGCAGGCGCGCTCCGAGCAGTTTGGAAGTGAGGGTTACATCTGGCGCAGTGTGCGCGACGGGGCGACGCGGCCAAGCCACAGGGCAATGGAGGGCAAGTTTGTCAAATGGTCTGATCCGCCCCGGCTTGACGGCATGACCGGGCACGCGGGCGAATTTCCCAACTGCCGCTGTTACCCGGAGCCCGTCATCCCCAGGAGCGACGGCAAGGGGGTGTACCGCCCCATGCTGCCCACGCAGGAAGAGGAGCGTGAAAGCGGGCAAAGGCTCCTGCGCACACAATGGGAAAAGGCCGTGGGCTCCGAGGTCATTCCGCACCTTGAGGGCGAGCCGCTGCCCAATGTGGACAAGGCAAAATTTGATTTTGAGAGGCTGACCACCTATTCCATGAACGCCAATGCAGTCAAAAAAGACGGGACGCCTAACGAATCTGCCCGCTCAAAGGCAAGGGCGTTCAAGAAGTGGCTTGATTTTACGGACAAGGATGCCCCCAAGGTGGAAAAGCAGGTCATGGCCCAGCTTGCCAAGCTCAAGGCCATTCCCAAGGCCCCAACGGATATATACGGGCAGCGGTTCAACGTGTATGTGCCCGTCATAGGCAACAATGGCCGCGAGGTTGACGTTATGACCGCGTGGATTTATGACCGGGACTACAAGGAAGGAAAATCTGTTTCCACGCATCCGCGCATGATAAACTGCTACATCGACACGAAGAAAATCGACGAAAATGGAAAATACAAGGGAAACTGAAATCGAAGAGTTTGACGTCATCCGCCTCACGGTGCCGCTAGAGGGGCCTGATGTCTTTGACGACAAGGCCATCTACCAACTCCCGGTTGGGAGCGAAGGGACGGTCGTGTATATTTTTGGTGGCGGGGATGCCTTTGAGGTGGAATTTCTCATCTACCCGGACCCCGCGAACCATGATGACTTTGTTTCCGTTCAAATCCCGGTGAGGGCGGATCAATGTGAGCCCGGCTGGAAGCTCCCGCCCAAAAACGCCGCCTAAGACGTTTTTAAGTGCCAACATGGGCCGACCTACAGGCCGACACATTTTGACGCAGCACACGGCAAGGTAAACACCCCGTAAACACGTTTCCCAATTCCGGCCCCCCCGAACAATTTCGGGGGGGCTTTTTTTGCGCCCGTGTCCCATGATGCCCCCATGCGCATCAGAACCGTGGTCAACCTCTCCGAGCACCTCGAAAAGACGCCCGAGGGCTACCTGCTGTGCAGGGACGCCGCCCTGGGGCGGACGGGCGTCATGCGTTACCTGCCCGAGGAGGTGAGTGACGACATAACCCGCGGCTTTGCGGGCAAGGAAGTGCTGGTTTACCGGGACGACGCCGAAGTATTTGCGCCTGAAGCGCTGGCCAGCTTTGAAGGCAAGCCCCTGACGCTGGATCACCCGGACGAGGACGTGGACCCGGAAAACTGGGCCGAGCTCGCGCGCGGCATTGTCACCAATGTCCACCGGGGCACGGGCCCCGCAAGCGACCTCGTGCTGGCGGACATCCTGGTAACGGACGTGGAAGCGATTTGCGCTATCGAGGGCGGCCTGCGGGAATTGTCCTGCGGTTATGACGCAGAAGTGGAGCGCATCCGCCCCGGCGTGGGGCGGCAGACGCATATACGGGGCAATCATGTTGCCCTGGTCGATCACGGCAGGGCCGGAGGGCGCTGCAAAATCAAGGATGAGGATGCTATGGCCAAAAAGCCCAAGGGGACGCCCTGGCAGAGGCTGCGCCGCTGGCTCGATGCGGCGGAAGCCGAAGAAGTGGCCGCCAAGGCCGCGGACGAAGAAGCGCCCGCTCCGGCGGACGAGGACACGCCCGGCAAGGACGAGGAGCAGGCCCCGGCCACGACCGACGACGACATGGCCGCCAGCCTGGAAGAGCTCAAGCTCATGGTGCGCACCCTCTGCGAGGCGCTCATGCCCAAGAAAGCGGACGACAATCCCCAGGACGTGGAGCCGGGGAGCCCACAGGACGAGGAGCCCTGCGGCGACGACGACCCCGCGAGCCCACAGGACGAGGAGCCTGCCGCGCCCGCCCGTGACCGCAGGCCGAAGCGCCTGGCGGACGCGGATATGGTGCGCCGGGCCCAGGGCATGGGCCTTGCGGGCGCGCGGCCGGGGGACAATGCGGACGCCGTGCGCAGGGGCGCGCTGGCGCTGGCCATGCGCGATACGGCGAGCGCCAGCCTGGTGCGGGACATCCTGGGCGACAAGCCCCTTTCCCGCGCGAACCCGGCCGAGCTTGCCGCGGCCTTTGGCGCTGTGTCCGCGGTGGCGGCCAGCCGCAACAATACCCGCACGGCGGACAGCCTGACGCGCACCGCCGCCAATGGCGCCCGGAAGGTATGGACCCCCGCGGACATCAACAAGGCCAACGCCGCTTTCTACGGCAAGGGAGGCAACAATGGGTAACGCTTACCTCTTCAGGATGCCCGCGGGCTTTGCCGGGGACGTGACCCGCAAGGCCGAGGCGACCGTGGAGTCCGGCCTCATGGGCGAGGACGTGCCCTTCGGCGCGCCCGTCAAGCTGGACGGCACGGGCAAGCTCTCGCCGCTTTCGGCCGCGGGCGACGCCGTCTATGGCTTTATGGTCCGGCCCTATCCCACGCAGGACCAGCAGGCCACGGCCGGGAGCATCCAGGACTGCATGAGGCGGGGCTACATGGCCGTGCGGCTTGCCCGCGGTACGGCCGCCAAGGGCGCGGCCGTCCATGTGCGCATAGCGGCCGCCGAAGGCAAGGCCGTGGGCGACATCGAGGCCACTGCGGTCAAGGACGAGACGCTGGAAGTGCCCGGCTGCATCTTCATGGGGCAGGCGGACGACGGCGGCATCGTCGAGATCGCCTTCAACATCTAAGGGGGCTGAAAGCATGTTTACGATGGATGCAACGAAAATCCGCGATGCCGGGGCCTTCCTGGAGGGGGAACTCGAGCGCCTGGACCCGGAACTTCACGGCCCCCTGGCGGCCGTGACCTGGGGCCGCGACATTGACCTGCGCGAGGACGTGACCCTCGCCGACGAGGTGTCCAGCTACACCAACACCAGCTTTGCGGCTATGGGCGGCATCTACGCGGGTGGCATCAACTGGGTTGGCAAGGACGCCACGGCCATTCCGGGCGTGGCCGTGAACATTGAAAAGTCCAGCAAGCCCCTGCGCCTCTGGGCCAATGAGATTGGCTACACAGTCAAGGAACTGGCGGCCGCGCAGCAGGTGGGCCGCCCCATTGACCGCGAAAAGCTGGACGCCATGCACCTCAAGCACCAGATGGACATCGACCAGATGGTCTATGTGGGCGACGCCGCCGTGGGGGCAACGGGGCTTTGCAACAACCCGGACGTGGCCACGACCACGCTCACCAAGCTGTGGAGCGCGTCCACGCCGGACGAAATCCTTGCCAGCATCAACAAGCTCCTGGAAACCGCCTGGGAAGCCAGCGCCTACGCCATCCTGCCGGACCGCCTGCTGGTCCCGCCCAAGGCCATGAGCTGCCTGACCAAGCCCATGACCGAGGCGGGCAGCATCAGCATCCTGCAATATGTGCGCGAGCAGTGCCTTTGCAACACCGTCAACGGCCGCCTGCTGGAGGTGGCCCCGGTCAAGCACCTGGACGGCATCGGCGCGGCCAAGAAGAGCCGCATGGTGGCCTACACCAAGGCGCGCCAGTATGTGCGCTATCCCCTTGTGCCGCTCCAGCACACGCCCGTGGAGTACCGCAGCCTGTACCAGATGACCACCTACTACGCCGCCCTGGGCGAGGTGGAGTTTGTCTATCCCGAGACCGTGGCCTACGCGGACGGGGTGTAGGCATGTGCGACGTGGCGGCCTTCCGCGAGGCGTTCCCGCAGTTTTCGCCGGACCTTGTGCCGGACGGCCGCGTGGCGTTCCACCTGCGGGTGGCGGGCAAACTGTTGCCCGCTACCCGCTGGGGGGACCTGCTTGAGGAGGGCATGGGCCTCTACGCCGCGCACCAGATCACCCTGGAGCTTGAGGCGGCAAAGGACACCGCAGGCACGGGCGGCATCAACGCGGCCGCCGGGCCCGTGACCAGCGAGACCAAGACAGTAGGCGGCCTCTCGCACTCCACCACGCGCACGGGCGCGGCCGCCCAGGGCAATGCCCTTTCCGGGGCTGGCCAATACAATTTGACGAGTTACGGCCAACAGTTTTGGGCCCTGGTGCAAATCGTGGGGGCCGGGGGCATGGTGGTATGAGGCCCACGTTGAGCGTCAGGCAGACAGCGGACCAGACGGGCGCGATCCGCAGGGCCGTTGCCAACTTGAGCGGGCAGGACGTGCTCGTGGGCGTGCCCGCCGAAAAGGCCGGGGCGCGCCAGGGGGGCATCAACAACGCCGAGCTGTCCTACATTCACGAGTTCGGGGCTCCCGCGGCGGGCATCCCGGCCCGGCCACACCTTATTCCAGGCATCGAGGCAATCATCCCCGAGGCCGCGGAGGAGCTTAGGGCGGCCGCCAGCGCGGCTCTGGAGGGCAAGGAGCAGGCCGTGGACGCGGCGCTCAACAAAGTGGGGACGCTCGCGCAAAACGCCGTGCGGGCAAAATTCCAGGATAACGACTGGCCGCCGCTCAAGGCGGAAACGCTGGACTACAAGCCCCTGCTGAAAAATGACGAGGGCAAGGTCCTCAAGGACAAAAAGGGAAAGGAAAGGCGGGGCAAGTCCCGCCGCGAGCAGGGCAAGCTCAACCCGCTTTTGGTCACGGGCCAGCTTATGAAAAGCCACACCTATGTGATCCGCAAGCGCGGCGGGGGCAGTGGCCTTATTACGCCAGGGGGCGGCAATGGCGCTTGACATTTCCTACCTGCTTTCTGACCCGGACTTTTGCGCGGCGTTCACGGTGGAGCGGTGTGTGGAAAGTGTTGACGACAAGGGCCGGGCGCAACTCACAAGCGAGGTCCTGCCCTGGCGGGGCGTGGTCCAGCCTGCCACGCCGCGCGAGCTTGAGCGCCTCGCCGAGGGCGACCGCGACCGGGAAACCATCACTGTCTACAGCCGCGAGCCCCTGCGCGTGGGCCAGCGGCCGGAAGGCACGGCCGCGGACGTCATCCTCTGGCAGGGGCAGCGCTACGAGGTGGCCAGCGTGGAGACCTGGCCCGGCTATGTGCGCGCCCTGGCCACGCTGCTGCCCGAGGCAACCCATGACTGACGCGAGCAGCCTGGCGGCCGGGTGGCTTAGGCCCGCTCCCGGCCCGGAAGAGCCTGCCCTTGAGGACGTGCTGCACGACATGGTCTGCGCCCTCACGGGCCTTCCCGGCGACCTGGTGCGCCCCCGCTGGCAGCCCAAGCCGCCCGCGGCCCCGGTGCCGGACGTGGACTGGTGCGCCCTGGGCATTGTGGGCGAGGACGCGCCGGGCGGCGCGGCCTGGCATGAGGGCGGATGCACACGGCTGGCCATGCATGAGTCCCTGACCGTGCTTTGCAGCTTTTACGGGCCCCACGCGCGGGAGCACGCGCGCGCCGTGCGCGACGGCCTTTGGGTTGAGCAAAACCGGGCCATGCTGCGCGACCCGGCCAACCTGGCACTGGTGCGCGTGGGCGGCATAACGCCAGCCCCGGAGCTTGTGGACGGCCGCTGGCAGCGCCGCCAGGACATGAGCATCACCTTCACGCGCGGGCCGTGGCTCGGCAAGCGCGAGCCCGGCGAGGGCGTTACGGACATCAAGGACCTTAAAACCGCCCAGGCCTGCGGCCTGTGCGGGCGCTCAAGATAAGGAGGCAGCAATGGCCACAAAAGCCCTTTCCGTTGACCGCGTGGTCAATGTCACCGTCAACCTGCAACCGCTGGCCGCCAGCCGCCGCAACTTCGGCGTCCTCCTCATTGCCGGGGCCTCGCCTGTCATCACGGCGGCCGAGCGTATCCGCACCTACACGGGCATCGACGGCGTGGCCGCGGACTTCGGCATCCACGCCCCCGAATACCTGGCCGCGGAACTCTTTTTTTCACAGTCCCCGCGCCCGGCCATTTTGCAAATCGGCCGCTGGGTTAAGACGGCAAGCCCCGCCCAGCTCACGGGCGGCATCCTCACGGCCGAGGAAATGGCCATGTCCCGCTGGGGCGTCATTGCCGACGGCTCCCTGGTCATCAGCGTGGGCGGCGTGGAAACGGCCCTCGAGGACCTGGACTTTACGGCCGCGACCAACCTCAACGCCGTGGCGGCCGCCATTGACACCAAGGCCGCGAGCGCCGGGGCCAACTGCACCTTTGACGGCGAGCGCTTTACCTTGACCAGCAAGGCCACGGGCGCGGAAGCCACGCTCAACTGGTGCGGCGACGCCGAAAACGGTACGCCGCTGGCCGCCATGCTGAAGCTCACGCAGGCCACGGGCCTCGCGCCCCAGGACGGCCAGGACGCCGAAAGCCTGAAAGAGTGCGCCGTGGAACTGGCGGACCGGGGCGACTGGTACGGCTTTGCCGTGGCGGACCCGGACCTCACCGTGGACGAGCACCTCGCCGTGGCGCAATACCTTCAGGCCGCGCCCAAAAGCCGCATCTACGCGGCCACCATTACCGACACCCGCGTGCTGGACAGTGTTTACGCGGACGACCTGGCTAGCCGCGCCAAGGCGCTGAAGCTCTCGCGCTGCTTTGTGTGCTACAGCGCCAACCCCTATGCGGCCATAAGCGCCATCGGCCGGGCCTTTACGGTCAATTTTTCGGCCAACCGCTCCACCATTACGCTGAAGTTCAAGCAGCTGCCCAGCGTGGAAGCCGAGGGCCTTACCGAAAGCCAGGCGAACACCCTGGCGGCCAAGCGCTGCAACGTCTTTGCGGCCTACAATAACGACACGGCCATTTTGCAGGAAGGCGTCATGAGCGGCGACGCCTGGTTCGACGAGGTACATGGCACTGACTGGCTCCAAAACGCCGTGCAAACCGAGCTGTGGAACCTGCTCTACCAGTCCAAGACCAAGATTCCGCAGACCAACAGCGGCGTGAACCAGCTCATTGCCTGCATTGAAAACGTCATGGAGCAGGCCGTCAACAACGCCCTGGTGGCGCCTGGCACCTGGAACGGCGACGGCTTTGGGCAAATCGAGCGCGGCGATTACCTGCCCAAGGGCTATTACGTCTATTCCGAGCCCATCGAGTTGCAGGCGCAGAGCGAGCGCGAACAGCGCAAGGCCCCGCCCATCCAGTGCGCCATCAAGCTGGCCGGGGCCATCCACTCCGTTGATGTGGCCATCAACGTCAACCGCTAAGGGGGGCAATCATGGGCTTTGCATATTCTTTCCTGGACGTTCAGGCCGCCATTTCCGGGCCCGGGGGCAATTTCCCCCTGTCCGGCGACCGCGTGGGCATTGCCCAGGAGGGCATCACCATAACGCCCACGGGCGACAAGGACGTGATGACCATCGGCGCGGACGGCGCGGCCATGCACTCCCTGATTGCGGACTGCTCGGGCAGTATCACCGTGACCCTGCTGCGCACCAGCCCGGTTAACCGCCTGCTGCAAAACCTCTACAACACGCAGAGCAAGTCCAGCTCCTCCTGGGGCCGCAACACCATAACCATTCGGGACATTGCGCGCGGGGACACCGTGACCTTACAGGAGGTGGCCTTCGCCAAGGCCCCGGACAAGGTCTTTGCGCAGGAGGGCGGGACCTACCAGTGGACTTTCTACGCGGGCAAGATCGAGAGCCAGATCGGCAGCGGCACGCCGGAAATCCTCTAGAGGCAAGCCATGAAGGAAGTGATTATCCAGGGCAAGACGTACCGCACGGGCAAGCTCAACGCCTTTGCGCAAATGTACATCATCAAGCGCGCCGCGCCCGTGCTGGGCAAGGTCCAGGGCCTTTTGCAGCAGGCGGACATGGAGCACCCCGAGAGCTTTGTGGGGCCGCTGGGCGAGGCCATTGGCGCGCTCCCGGACGAAAGCCTGGAATACATTTGCAACGCCTGCCTGGACGTGTGCGCCCGCCGCGTGGAGGGCGGCGGCTGGGCGCCCCTGCGCCAGAACGGGGCGACCATGTACGCGGACCTTGACCTTTTGACCCTGCTTTCGCTTACGGCGCACACCCTCCAGGACAACCTTGCGGGGTTTTTTCTCGCGCTCCCCTCGATCGCGCCGGGTGGGGGGGAGACGGCGACGGCGTAAGCGTTGAGTGGGTAGCCATGCCGGACGGCCTCGACTGGCTCCTTAGGCCCGCCGTGCGCGGCATGTGCCGTTATGAGAGCCTTAAAAACGGCAGCCTGGACCTTGCGGACGTGGCGGCCATGAATGACGCCCTGGACGTGGCGGCGGAAAATGAGCGGCGTTACCTCGCGGCGCTGAAACACAAGGGCACATAATGGCGGCGACCATTGCCGAATTTTTGGCCAGCATTGGCTTTAAAGTCGATGAAAAGGGCATGAAGGCGGCCCTCGCCAAGGTGGCGGGCTTTGGGGCCGCGTGTTCAGTGGCCGCGGGCGCGGCCATTGCGGGCATCATGCGCGTGGCGCAAAGCGAGGTTGAGCTTGCCAAAAAGGCCGAGAGCCTGGGCGTGCCCATTCAAAAGTTGGAGGAGCTCGGCTATGTGGCCGAGCAGACAGGGGCCTCAGCCTCCGCCGTGGCATCAAGCCTGGCCAGCCTCAAGAGCAAGTACCCGCACATAAAGGACACGAGCGTGCTTTTGGAGCGCGCGGGCCGGGCCATGCGCGGCATGAGTGACCAGGCCGCGCGCCTCTATGCCCAGCGCATGGGCATTGACCCGGCCCTTGTGCCCATGCTTACGCGCGACGTGGGAGAGCTCAAAAGCGAGTTTGCGGCCATGTACGCCGTGGCGGGGCGCGACGCGCAAAAGGCCGCGGAGGACAGCAAGGCCTTTATGGCCGAGCTGGGCAAGCTGCGCTCCATGTGTGATCTTCTGGCCAAGGCAGTTGGCGGGGCCTTCCTGGGCAAGATCAGGGGGGACATCGAGAGCCTGCGCCGCGTCGTCATGGAGAACTTCGGCAAGATCAAGCGCCTGTTTGAGACGATCATCGGCCTGGTCCTGCGCGTGGCCGGGGTTGTGGGGGCCTTTGTGCGCCGTGTCGTCACCTGGGCGGCGGCACTGGTGTCCTGGTATGACAAGCTGGACGACGGGCAAAAGCGCATTGTCCAGGGCCTCGCGCTCTTTCTGGGCGCATGGAAGCTGCTCAACGCGGGTTTTCTGGCGACGCCCCTGGGCCTCATTGTGGCCGGGCTGGCCGCCGTGGTGGCCCTCATTGACGACTATTGCACCTATATGGAAGGGGGCGAGTCCTACTTTGATTGGGGGCCGTGGGCCGGGACCATTGAGACGGTGCGCAAGGCCATTGGCGGCGCCATTTCCGCGGTGCTCAAATTTTGCTCCGAAAATGAACGCCTGTTTACGGCCATAGCCACGGGCCTTGGCGTGGCCCTGTCCCTCAAGGGGGCGCTCCTGGCGGTCAAGGGCGTCCTGGGCGGCGTGACTATGGCCTTCCGCGTGCTGTGGGGCATCCTCAAGGCCAACCCGCTTGGCATCATCATCACTCTGGCCGCCCTGGTCATCGAGTATTGGGAGCCCATTAAAGAGTTTTTCGCGCACCTCTGGGACGGCTTTGCGGATGCCTTCCCGGACGTGGCGGCCTGGGCGCAAGGGGCAGGCAAGGCCATAATGGACTTTTTTGCCCCGGCCATTGACTGGATCAAGGGCAAGATCAAGAGCATGGCGTCCATCCTGCCCGAGTTCCTGCAAAAAAAGCTGGGCCTTTCCGGGGAAGCGGCCGCGCCGGAAAAGCAGGGTGCGCCCGCGCCGGAAAAGCAAGGTGCGCCCGCGCCTGTCGCGCCGCCGACCATTCCGCAGGGGGCCGCCCTCAAGCCCTCGCCCCTTCAGGCGCACGGCGCGGTCAACAAAAACACGAGCGTCAAGGTGGACAGCAAGGCCGAAATCACGGTCAACGGTGCGCAAAGCCCCGAGCAGGTGGCGGGCAAGGTGGCCGCGGCGCAGGGCAACGTGGCCGCAGACATTGCGCGCAACACGCAGGGGGCGGTCCGGTGAGTGAGAGCGGGACAATCATAACGGGCCGCAACCTGGGCGGCCTGCAATTTGCCGTGGTGGTGGAGGAGGCCCACGAGGACAAGGTGACCATAACCGAGCACCCCGTGGAGCAGGGTGCGAAAATCAACGACCACGCCTACGTCGAGCCCGCCAGCCTGACCATACGCGCGGGCCACTCGGATGCCGCGGGCCCAGGGGCCAGCCGGGAGCTTTACGAAAAGCTGCTCGAGCTCATGCGCAAGCGCGAGCCCGTGGAAATAGTCACGGGCAAGCGCCTTTACAGCAACATGCTGGTGGAGGCCGTAAACACTACAACGGACAGCACAAGCGAGCACGCTCTTTTTGTCACCGCGCAATGCCGCGAGGTCATCATCGTCCAGACACAGACCACCAGTGTGCCCCCGCGAGAGAAGCACAAAAACGCCGGGCGCACCGGGGGCAGCGCGGACAAGGGGCAAAAGCAGGCCAAGGCAGCACCCGAGAAAAGCAAAAGTCTGCTCAAGGCAGGCCTCGGTTAGGTGCTATCTCCTACGCCGATTTGCCCTGCGCCAATCCCAGGGCGGCATGGCATGAGGATCAGCCCATAACCCTAGTTTTGCAGCCTGCGCCTCGACCTCATCAATGCGCCACCTTTTGCACTCCGGGGCCTTACAATAGTGCGTATAGACCCACGCCATACCCTGCCGAATCATGGCACGGTTGACATCCTCCCCGCCGGGACCAGTGATAAGGCCGAGGACGCGCCCATAGCGGTCAACGCCCATACTGCGCACGCGCACTTCTTTACCCGCAATCATTTCCGCAATGGCTTGGCGAGCACGGTTGCCGTAGGCCTGGCGTTTTTCCGGGCAGTCTATCCCATACAGCCTGATTTTTACCTGCCGGTTGCCGCCCGTGAGGATAGTAACGGTGTCCCCATCAGCAATATGCACGACTTTGCCTGACAGTATCTCCGCCGCCTGCACGGTAAGAGCCATCACCAGTGCGGCTATGCACAGCCCAAAAACAAAACTCTTGCGCATATATCCCCCCCCGAACTATTTCGGGGGATAGCATAAGCCCTTCCGCTGGTACAGTGCCCGCATGGCACTGTACGAGATACCCCTGACACCTGAGCCGCAGAGTATCGGCATAAGCCTGGCCGGACGCGAGCTGCACCTGGCCGTGCGCTGGGCGGAAAGCCTCTGCCCTGACGCGCCGGGGGGCTGGATGCTGGACATTTTTGACGCGCCTGACGACCTTGCGCCGCTGGTGCTGGGTATTCCCCTGGTGGCGGGCTGCGATCTTTTGCGGCCCTATGCCTATCTGGGCATTGGCGGGGGCCTCCATCTTTCCGGGGACCTGCCGCCCACGCTGGAAAATCTGGGCGAGGACGTGCGGCTGCTGTTTGAAACGGAGGACGCGGCCCAATGAGCCAAAATGAGCATGAGGAAGGCAGGCAGTGGCTCCGCGCCTGCTCGCTTATCGTGGGCCCGGACAGTGGCGAGGGGCTGGACCTTTCGGCCCTGCGTATCACTTTTGCCACCAAAAAGGGCGATACCGAGACGCCCAACAGCGCCGAGATCAACGTCTATAACCTCGCGGACGACACGGCCGCGAAGATTCGCCGCGAGTTTACCCAGGTCAACCTGGCCGCGGGCTATGAGGACAACCTGGGCACAATATTCCGCGGCAATATCCGGCAGGTGCGAGTCTTCCGCGAGAACGGCGTGGACACGGTGCTGGCCATTTTGGCCGCGGACGGCGACCGCGCCTACAATTTTGCCACGGTCAACACCACATTGGCCGCGGGCTCCCGCCCGGCGGACCGCGTGCGCGTGTGCCAGGGAAGCATGGAGGGCAAGGGCGCCAAGCCCGGCTATACGCCGGACCTGGGCGGCCAGAGGCTTCCGCGTGGCAAGGTCATGTACGGCATGACCAGGCAGTACATGCGCGACGAGGCGCGCGACACGGGTACGGACTGGTGCATCCAGGACGGCAAGGTGCAAATGGTCCCGCGCAAGGGCTATTTGCCCGGCGAGGCCGTGGTGCTGACGCATGAGACCGGGCTTGTCGGCAGCCCCGAGCAGACACAGGACGGCATCACCGTGCGGGCACTCCTCAACCCACGGCTGCGCGTGGGCGGCCGCATCAAGCTCAATAACGCGCAGGTCAAGGCCATGCAGTCGCCCTTGAAGCAGGCGGCCGGGCAGCAGGCCCCGCGCATGGACGCGGACGGCTTTTACCGCATCCTCAAGGTTGAGTTTCGAGGGGACACGCGCGGCAATGACTGGTACGCCGACATGGTGTGCATCGGCATTGACGACACCGCGCGGCTCCCGCTGGACCAGGTGAGGTAGCAACGTGGACCGCATAGAGCGCACAAGTGACGACGTGGAGGCCCTGCGCCGCGCCCAGGAGGGCCAGCAGGCGCAACTCTGGACGGCCCTGCCCGGCATTGTCCAGGCCTTTGACCCCGTAGCCATGACCGTGAGCGTACAGCCCGCGGTCATGGGCAGCGTGGCGGACGAGCGCGGCCAGGTCAAGAGCCAGGCCATGCCCCTGCTGGTGGACGTGCCCGTGGTGTTTCCCTGCGGGGGCGGCTTTTCCCTGACCTATCCCATCAAGCCCGGCGACGAAGCCCTGGTGGTGTTTTCCAGCCGTTGTATAGACGGCTGGTGGCAGGGCGGCAAAGCCGTGCCGCCTCCCGATAGCCGGATGCATGACCTTTCCGACGGGCTGGCCTTTGTGGGCCCCCGCTCCCAGGCGGGCAAGCTGGACCCCCCCGTGGACCCGGAAAACGTGCAACTGCGCATGGACGACGGCAAGGCAAGCCTGACCATCAGGCCGGACATGACGCTGGACATGCGTAATGAGCAGGGCAGCCTGGTCATTTCCCCGGCCGGGGAAATAACGCTTGAGGCCAGCGCCAGCCTTACCATCAAGGCCCCGCAAGTGACCATTGAGGGCAACCTGACCGCCACGGGAGCAAACGGCGGCGCGGGCGTTATCAGTATGCGCGGGGCCGTGAGCCTTGAGGGCACGCTGGACACCACGGGCGACATGACCGCCGAGGGCAAGAGCGTGGCGCACCACACGCACCAGGGCGACTCCGGCGGCACAACGGGAGAGCCCGCCTGATGCGTTACCGCAAGCTGGACAATGCCGGGGACTTTCGCCTCGGCCACGGCGAGGCCGATTATTTTGTGGACGATGCCCTGGGCGTGGCGCAGGCCGTAAAAACGCGGCTGGCCCTGCTTTCGGGCGAGTGGTTCCTGGACCTTACCGAGGGCACGCCCTACGCCACGCACGTCTGGGGCAAGCAGACGCGCGAGACCTACGACCCCATTTTGCGCCGCCGCATCTTGCAAACGCAGGGCGTGCGCGCCCTTACGAGCTATGAGAGCTCGTGGGACGCCGAAACGCGCAGGCTGACCGTGACCGCGGAAATTGACACTGTTTACGGCCCGGCCACAGTGGCAGCGACGCTATAGGAGGCAGTATGCCGGAGAGCGCATACATCGACCGGGACGGCTACCACCTGCCCGAGTACCCGGCGACACTGGAAAAGATGCAGCAGAGCCTGCGGGATATTTTCGGGGCTGACCTGTACCTTGAGCCGGATAGCCAGGAGGGCCAGCTTGCCGCCATTGTGGCGCTGGCGCAGCAGGATACCTATGCCCTGGCCTGCGCCGTGTATAACGCCTTTTCCCCGCAGACGGCGCAGGGCGCGGGCCTGTCCCGCATGGTGATCATCAACGGCATACGACGGCAGGCCGCGGGCGTGAGCACAGCGCCCGTGCGCCTTACGGGCGTGGCCGGGACCATAATCAAGGCTGGCCAGCTCGAGGACGATGCAGGGCGCAAATGGGATTTGCCCGCCGAGGTTATCATTCCCGTGGCCGGGGAAATCACGGTGACGGCCACGGCGCAGGAGGCCGGGGACATCCACGCCGCCGCGGGCGAGATCAAGATAATAGCCACGCCCTGCCGGGGCTGGCAAAGCGCCGTCAATACCGTGGCCGCCACGCCCGGCCGCGCGGTTGAGACTGACGCGGCCCTGCGCGAGCGGCAGGCCGTCTCCACGGCGCTGCCCAGCCGCACGGTGTTCGAGGGCACGCTGGGGGCCGTGGCGGCCGTGCCGGGCGTGACCCGCTGGCGCGGCTACGAAAATGACACCAATGTGGAGGACGCCAACAATCTTCCGCCGCACAGCATTTGCCTTGTGGTGGAGGGGGGCGACGCCAGGGCCATTGCGGACGCCATAGCCGTTAAAAAGACGCCCGGCTGCTACACCTACGGCAACGTGGAGGTGTTGACCCGCGACGAAATGGGCGTCCCTAACCCTATCCGCTTTTTTTACGCCGCGCCCGTGCGCGTACGCCTGCGCGTCACCCTCAAGCCCCTGGCGGGCTTTTTGTCCAGTACCGCGCAGGCCATTCGCGAAAATCTTGCGGCCTACGTCAACGCCCTGCCCATTGGCGAGGACGTGCTTGTGAGCCGCCTCTTGTGCCCCATAAATGAGGCGGACGTGCCCGGCCGCAGGTCCTTTGACGTGCTGGCGGTGGAGCTTTGCACGGGCGACGCCCCGGACGACGCGGCCGAGTGGCAGCAGGCCAATTTGCCCATTACCTTTAACGCCGCCGCGAGTTGCGCGGTAGAGGACGTGCTGCTGCCGGGGGGCGACTAATGCCCGGCGTTGCGGACTACGTTGCCCTGGTGACAAGCGAGCACCGCCGCCCGCGTTTTCTGGCGCTGGTGGCCGCGTGCGTCCAGCCCTATGCGGACGCCCAGGCTTTCCTTTGCCAGCTTCCCCCGGCCTTTGACGTGGACACGGCCGTGGGCGTGCAGCTTGACGCCGTGGGCCTGTGGGTAGGCGTCACCCGCTACCTGCAAACGCCCCTGGAAGGCGTCTATTTTAGCTGGGACGTGGAGGGCGTGGGCTGGCAGGAGGGCGTGTGGAAAGGCCGCTACGACCCGGCCTCGGGTCTCTCTGTGCTGGATGACGACAGCTTCCGGCGCCTGGTCAAGGCGCGCATTACCGCCAATGCCTGGGATGGCAGCGTGCCCCTGGCCTACGCTGTCTGGCGCATGGCCTTTGCGGACACAGGCAGCCTCCTGGTTATCCAGGATAACCAGGACATGAGCATGAGCGTGGGCATAGCGGGCATAAGGCCCGATGCCGTATTCCGCGCGCTGCTCACGGGCAACTATATCCCGCTCAAGCCCGAGGGCGTGCGCATAAACTGGTACGCCGTGACGCCGGACGGCGACAAGCTGTTCGCGTGGGATTGCGACTCGGCGGCCCTTGCGGGGTGGCCTGACGAGGCCGGGAGCGGCGGCCGCTGGCCCGAGTTCCTGGTTCCGGCATAATCACGCCTCCCGAACAATTTCGGGGGACACCAGGCCAGCAAAGCCCCGTAGAGTACCCCGAGGAGGCCAGACATGGCACAGGCACAAACCGTTGCGGACCTCAAGGACACGGGCGTCACCGTTGCGCCCGAGGCCGTTATCAATGAGATTTTGCCCTTCTGCGCGCAGGGGCAGGAGGGCCGCGACCTGCTTACGCAGGCCGAGTACGCCCAGGACATGCAGCGCATTATTGGCCACCAGCCGGGCATTGCCCGCGCCAAGCTCGCCAACAAACAGGCCCGGCAGGTTGCGCATATGGCCGCGGGCCTCGCGCAATTCCTGGCGCGCCGCTTTGCTCCGGGCGTCCTCGACGACGGCGACCTGGACAAAGTGGAGGCCGCCCTGGTGAGGGCCATTCGTGCCCTTGAGCCCCGGCATGACGCCTCTTTTGCGCTGTGCGAGAGTGCCGCGGACGAGCCCGTCAAGGCCCTGGAAATAGAGGGCCTTGACCTTGTGCCCGGCTCCAAGGTGTACCTGCGCTTTGCCCACGTCAACACGGCCGTCAACCCGCGCATCAGCATCAACGGCGGCAACGCCGAGCCCCTGCTTTGGGAGGGCGTGGCCCCGGAAGTGGGCGATCTGGCCGCTGGCCAGGTCTATGAGGTCATTTACACCGGATTGGCCTGGCAGATCATGGCGGGCATGGCGCGGACGCGCATATGCCAGACTGCGTGGTTCGAGGATACGTTATCTCGTCCGGGCTTTGTGCCGCTCAACGGCAGCGTGGTGGAGGACTTTGCCGCGACCTGGCCGCAGGCGTATGCCTACCTGCAAACCGCCCACGGGCAGGCGCGCTGCTTTGCAAGCCTCGCCGAGCGCCAGGCCGCCCACGTCGCCATCTGGCATACCCTGGCCAGCGGCGCGACCGTGGGCTGGGAAGGTGTTGGCGGCGTGAGCAAGTTTTTTTACGACGCGGCCGCAGATGCCCTGTATATGCCGGACCTCACGGGCATGTTTCGCGCAATGGCCGGGGACGGGGTGATTGCTCCCAGCATGGGAGGGGTGATGAGCGACCGGGTGCGAAATGGTTCCGGGTATACAGCTCTTGGCGTGATAACTGATCGCTCCGATAATACCGTAACTGGCAGCGGCATTATTGTGTTACAAGGT